CAATCTCAGCCATGATGTAAGATTCTTCATAAGCTTGTTTATGATACATCATTTTTTGTTGCAACTGATTGAAAGTTTCATCATTAGTTTGATTCGTAAGAGTTTCAAACATTTTAAATTTAATGAATGCTTCTACATATTCTCTAATACGATAATTGTCTGGAATCATTTGATTACCTATTTCATCATATTCTGTAGCATAGAATAATAAATGTACAACACCATTTCTAAAATTAGTTACAAACTTATTGTCTCTAATATCAAAACTATCGTAACTAGCAGCACCAGGAGTGAATTCATGAATAGGAGGAGCTTCAGCATAGAAGTCCCAATTGCTTGTATATTCCACTCCACAATTTTGTCTTGCAGATATATTACCAGGCTTAAGTAAATACTGATGAGTAAATCCTCTAGCAACAGTGTTGTTTGTTTTGTATACAGCTTGTACTAATTCTGGCATACATGTACCATTACATGCAGGATCTTGACAACCTGGTCTGTTACAAGGAGTTCCTCCAATAGTTAATGGAGCCACTTGAATAGTGGTTGCACTAGCAGCTTGTGAATAAAATGAATTAGCTGATTGATATGGATATCCAGAAACTTCTGTACACATCCAAGCTTCTCTTACAGCATAAAAGTTATCAGGAAGTCTAGCTTGAAAATCTTCTACAAACAAGACTTCTTCACTTATTACAAATGTAGTTCTTCCTAACTTCTTTAGAGCTTTGTCTAAGTAAGTAGGAAATAAAAGATCATCTATTGCACCAGTATCGAAATAACTTTTAAGTTCTTCTTTAACAGTGGCATAAACAGGTTCTGGTGATACGAAATTATATTTATAGTAGTATGACATAGTTCATTATTTTTTCCATTCTTTATAGATGTGTTGATACTTGTCGTTGGTTTTTAAGTAATGTGACAATAGTCTTGATGTAAGTCTAGAAGGTTTGAAATACCATAGATCAGAATGTTTAAATCGTGCTGTTGACTTAAACCACATCCAACCAAAGAAATATCCTTCTGTGTGATAATTGAAGTTGTATATAACCTTACCTTTCTCTTTAGTTTTTTGCCAGTCAATAGGTAGGTTTACAAACTCTTTACCATCTATGTTATTTTTTAGTTTTCTTCTTTTCTTTTTATTGATTGAGAACTCTCCAAACCCATAAGGTAGTTTTGCTTTATCACCTGTTTCTAAAATGTATTCTTTAAATAACTCATTGAATGTATAAAGAATATTTCTCCACTCATCATATGTAAGTTTTATAGAAGGGTGTTTTTTGCAAAACTGATTATAGTTTTCTTTACTAGAGCTTCTCCAATCAATCTTCGTTCTCATTAACTATTTGGTTTTGAGTTTGGTGCTTGTCCATCTATTCCTTCTGCACTCATGTCTGTTTTAAGATTGAAATACGTAGATAAAAGTTTTTGAGATGTAAGTTGTAATGTTTGCTGCTCTAAGTATCCAGGAAGAGGAAACTCTTTATCTAATGGATTCTTACATATGTCATCTAATGTATACTCTGGAGATCCACATCCACATTCTGGATACATGATTTCATTTTCTACATCTTCTTCAAATAATGCTACAAATCTAATTGATTTAATCATTGGATTGTTTACATATAGATATCCATTAGTAATCCAATAATACTCTTCTTTCTTGATTATAGGAAGTCTTAAAAGATTGATATATCTATTAATAGTAATTTCTTTTAACTTCTTTCCTTGACCACCTAATGCATTAATAGAATAAACTCCTTGTATTACATATTGGTAATTACCTTCTGATATACGTGGGAGTTTAAATTTTGTTCTTGCAATAGTACATTCATCTACATAATTACAACATTCAGAGATAGGCACTTCTATCATTTCTAAACAAGGAATAGTAGTGAACAATGTATCAGTTGCCCAAAGTTTTCTAAGATTGGTTTCTCTTTTTATAAGTAACAAAGCATTGTTTCTTATTTCAGAAGCAATTGCTCTATCTGTAATAAGACTATCTGTAGAAAGTATCTTGTGGACACTTCTAACATCTGATACTAATTTTCTTAATGTTGCCATAGTTATATTCTTGTTTCAAACTCTGCTATCTTACCTAGATTAAGATCATAGACTAAAGCAAGAGCTGCACGCACTGAATGTACGTAGTTATTATCTAAGTGCCATCTATCAGTTCCTGAAAGACTAGGCATTTGTTGTATTCTTACTCCCTTAACCTCTTTAGCCATATAGTGATGTTTATCACCTGTATGAACTTCTCTGTAAACAGCATCACCAAACTGGTGACTATATTTTGGATGTGTTGCAAACAATAATGGAAGATCTTCTATCTTACAGTTACCATGGTGCCATCCAATAAATGTATTACCTAATGTTATTCCTTTAACTACACTATGTTCTCTCATAAACTCTACATCTGATTCATTTTTGAAAAATATATCTAATGCATGTGCTAAGTAGAAAGATTTAGTTCTATCATGGTTTCCTTGTACAAGAACAACAGTTACATTGTTACAATGTTGTCTCAACATATTAATTGTATCTACAAGAATAGCAAAGCCTAATTCATACTCTTCTGCATAATCCATTATAGTGTCTTGTGGAGTACCGTTTGTAGTTTGGTGTTGATAGTTATCAGTGTGAAAATAATCGTTGGATATAGGAAGAATGATGTTGTTTACATTGTAATTACTACTCACTTTCTCAATCAAAGACTGAGCCACACTAACATATCTTAAAACTCTTGTAGTTATGTCATTATCACCATCCACTGTTCTTTTAGCTAAATGATAATCAGATATAGAGATTTCTACATCTACAAAGTCTTTACTTACAAAACGATCTACTTTGGTGATTGATACATTATTTGGTTTGTAGTTTTCTAAGAATCTTGCAAAGTCTTCAGGAGAGTAATCTTTTGCTTCTTTTCTTTTTGAAAAGATTGAGGAAGTAAATTTACCACTTGGTAACATCTTAGACCAGTAGTTTGTTATAACGTACTTATCTAAGTTTATCTTATGTAGCTTAGCTAGTTCAATGTCATCTTTAGGTTCAAAGTCTGTAACTATTGTACTTTCTATTGTACCTTTTTCAACATTCACTTTGCGTTCTCCTGCAATAGTTTTTATTACATCTTCATTATCTTTTTCTCTAAGTTCTTTCATGAGCTCATTGACCTCAAATTCACTTATTCCTAGTTTCTCAGCATAGAACTTTTTACTTTTCTTCTGACTTAATAACTCTTCTAATCGGTTCAATAAACTTTGATTTTCAGACATATTTGCTCATGTTAGTTAAAAAAATATTGTAAAGATAATTAATAGTTTTTATATATTCCAAATAATTTTAGTTAGAGACTTAATTCTTTATAATTAAAATAGTTAGAAACAAAAACTCCCCAAGGAAAACCTTGAGGAGAAATCTTGTAAAACCAACAAAACAAGATTTTTTATTTTAAATAGGTATACCAGTAGTAGTACTAGTTGTTGTAGGACTAACTGTTGTAGATGTAGTGGTAGTAGGAGCAACTGTAGTTGTACTAGTGGTAGTAGGACTAACTGTTGTAGTTGTACTAGTTGTTGTAGTAGATTCTAATAAGATATCTACATAGTTTGTACACACTCCATTAGATTTAACTCTAATAGTAGTAGTGTAATCAGGCACTAGTGAAGAAGAATATCCTGCAAGTAATGCTGATTTAGAAACTCCTGATTCAAAAGCTGACACATATCCATCTAGATTTGAATACAAATCAAATGGACCTGAATCACTTCCTGCGGTTGTTAATGTTATTAATACTGTCATAAGTTATTTATTATAAATTATTATTTAAACTAAGAACATATTCCTATTGCAGAATCAACATTTCCTGTTCCATTAACTTGGCAATTTGTTGAAGCTGAACTAAAATCAATTTCTATATGATAAAAATTACCATCACCTACAAATGGAATTGTTCCTCCAGGATCTGTATAAACAATGCTACCAACTGATACAACTTCACTACCAGGTATACCTGCTGTATTAGAAATCCAACACCCAGTATCTAAAGTTAAACTACAAGCATCTGTTGGATGAGATGTACTTGATATTGAACCTTGTCTCAGACCACTTGGAGTTGTAGTGGTAGTGGTGGTTGGTGCTACAGTAGTTGTGGTTGTGGTTGTAGTAGAACTTGTAGATGTACTTGTAGAACTACTAGTTGTTGTAGTGGTAGGAGTAGCAGTTGTACTAGTAGAAGTTGTACTACTACTTGTTGATGTTGTTGATGTTGTTGTACTACTTGTTGAACTACTAGTAGTGGTTGTTGTTGGAACTATTGTGGTTGTGGTGGTAGTTGTTGGTACAACAGTAGTAGTAGTTGTAGTAGTTGGACAACATACATCTAATTGATTATATATGTTATTTACATCTTCTGTAATAACCATTACATCTTCTGTAAGAGTAATTATTTCTTCTGTAAGAATGTCAACGTTAGCTTTTACATCACATATAACAGTATCAAATTTAGCAAGAATAATGTTTAATCCATCACATGCATTCACATCTGTACAAGGAAGTGGAGTGCTATCATATTTGACAGCACTCGTTCCTATTATACTTGTGTTATTTATTTGAGAGCACTCAGCCATCGTTATTTATTTTTAAATTATTAACAATAGGTTATTGGATATTCAACACGTCCATCTGTTCTAATTTCTACATATCCAGAAGCATCTCCAAGTATTTGTATATGCCACCATCTGTTAAGTCCATTAAAAGGACCAGAACCATCAGGATTTGTATATGCATATTTATTAAGACCAACAGTTTTGATATATAACGTGGTAGTTAATTCATAAGTACAAGTATCTGATGAATTAGTTGCTTTACTTTCAGTAGATATGAACATAGGTGCAAGACAACATTCATTAAGTTGTACAGGTTGAGAAGAAGTTATATTATTTTCTCCATCTACTTCTATATATTGTTCAATATATCGATTAGTTCTACTTACACAAATAGTTTCAGTTCCAGCTTCATTAAATAAGAATGTGTAATACTCATTAGAAAAACAAGCTTCATCTACATACACGTAAACTATACCATTGTCACTATCCTCTAATTGTTCTTCAGTTACAGTAACTTCATAAACATAACAATCGCAAAATATACTAGTAGTAGTAGTTGTAGTTGGTGCAATAGTAGTTGTGGTGGTAGTTGAACTACTGCTAGTTGTTGTAGTTGAACTAGAACTACTAGTAGTAGTGGTAGTTGGAGGAACTGTAGTGGTTGTTGTAGTTGTTAATGCACAAGCTTCACCATATTGAAAGCCTCCAGTTCCACATAAATATACAGGAGGTGGATAATTTAACATACAGAATGTAAGTAATTCACCTGAACTAGTTTCAACTGTTTGAACATTTCCTTCACAATCTGTATATTGAATTAATGCATAATCTTGATCTGGACAATTTGTACTAACATCAATTGATATTTCTATACAAGATACTTTTGCAGTGGTGGTAGTGGTAGTGGTTGGACATTGTTCATTAATACAATTAGAAAGAATATCAAGAGCTGAACTTACAAAACCATTACAATCTGTAAATCTATAACCACGTGTTATATTATCTGCATTATATAAAGTTAAACATTCACAAGGAATTGCTGTTGTAGTTGTAGTGGTTGTAGAACTAGTTGAACTAGTGGTAGAAGATGATGTAGTGGTAGTTGTTGAAGGAGTACAAGGACCGTTTGGTGTAACAATCACTGTACCTGGAACAGTTAAAGGACTATTTGTTACAACACAAATATTTGTATCTCCTGGCAATAACACTATAGCTTCTTGTTCTTGTGTAGTACAATCAGTAATGATTATAGCTACAGGATCATGTCCTGTGTTATCTAAAGAGAAGTTTTCACAAATACGTATTGTAGTGGATGTACTAGTAGTAGTTGCAGAACAACATTGACCTAATGTATTGTATATATTAATTATATCACCATTAATGTCAATCACTTGATTAGTGATGTTAGTAACTTGATTAGTTAGATAATTTATCTGTGTTATCAAAGTGCAAATAATCTCATCTATCTTTTGTAACACTACATTAAGTGTATCACATGGTTCAGCCACTATACATGGTAATTCAGGACCATCATAGACAATAGTACTAGATATAGTTAAATGTGTTGAACATGGATTGTTGTTGTTACAACTACTATTGGTAATTGTAGAACTGCATCCACAAGGATCATTTATAACTACGTCTGTACAGCAAGGATTAACTGGTAAAAAAGGATATGCCATTTTGATAAGTTGTTAAGGTAAGTAAATAATGTAATAAGCAGCATTCACTGGTTGTATATTTGTGTGAGGAAGTCCACCTCCATTATTTTGACAAGTTACGTCAACAGTTACATCAACTGTAATTCCTGTTAAAGCAGGATCTGTAGTTCTAGTTGTTGGTACAGACTGTCTATCACCCCTATTTTCTCCAGAAGAATTAGTAACTCCTTGAAAAGTATGAGAGTGACCAGGGTCTGTAACATCTGTTGAAACGTTAGTTACTATTCCATGATTATGATTAGGCATTTCTGAAAGACTAAGAGTAACTTGATTTGTTCCTGCTACACCTCCTAATGAATAATTAGGATTTCCAGAAACTGCTGGATTTACAGCAGGATTCATAGTTGGTCCAGGAACACCATTAATAGCACCAACAATAACTCTTCCTCTTAAATCAGGAGTACCATTATTACCATTACATAAATAAATATTTTGCCAATTTCCAATACCTGCTCCTGTAGAATTAAAGTTTGTTAAAGGACCATAATAAGCTACAACACCATATGGAACCATTCTTGAACTATATAATGATCCACTAGAAGTACCATCTATATAAGCTTGTATATAAGTATCAATGTCATCAATACTAACATATGTGTTAGGTAAGTTAAGTAGAAGTCCATTAAAATCTGTTTTTAATGTACACAGTGTATTAATTGTAACTTGTAATATAGAATGTGTACCAGAAGATGATGTAACTCCTGCTAAACAATTTGTTGTGTAAGGAGCTTCTATAACATTAATAGCTTCATCTAATAAATCTAATTCTTCCTGTAATTTACATGTAGCTTTAATTAAAGCAATAGAAAGATCTAATACATTAATGTCTCTACACGTTGGAAGATATTGTTTCACTACATCACAAATAATTGATGAGTTAATATCTAATACAATTCCTGTACCATCTAATGTAGATGTAAGAAACGTAATTAGTGCTTGTTCTACAAAAGATAGAGAATCACCAGTTTGAATTCCTAAGACAGGAACATCAATTCCTGTATATCTAACACATCTGTCAGAGACAATCTCTGTACATCCGTTATAACAATTTGAGCAATTGGACATATTATTTTATTTTAAAGATTTGATTTATTATTTTAACAAGGGTTATCTAATGATCCAGTTAATCCTACTTGCCAATATTCTTTTGTTAAACAAGTTAATGTTTTATTTGAGTTTCCTCCAACTGTTGTTTTATATTCAATAGATGTAAGATCTACAACAGTTAATGGTTCTGTATTATCCCACCATTCAATTCCTAATTGAGCTGCAACTTGATCTATTCTACATGCATATCCATATATTGTATTTCCATTTACATCTTCACCACCAGCAAAATTTAATCCTATCACTTTGATAGTTCCACCTATATCTGCTAATAATAAAGATCCTGAATCTCCAGGTCTAATTGGACCAAAGCATTGAGGAATTTGAGCAGTCGGTGTAGCTGGATCAGGTTTAACAAACACAATACAATTAGTAAATGTACATGGTGTATCAACACCTTGTAATTTAAAATTAATTAATGTATTAGTACCAATCTGATATATAGTTAAAGGACACAAAGGTCCACCTTTTGGGCCTGTTGTTCTTCCTGAACTATATAGTTGTGGATTTGTAGCATATAAGTTATTGATTTCTGATGTTGTAGCAAAAGGAGGATTTTGTGTTAACGATAAACCAACTTGATCCCAAGAAGAATCTACATCAACTACATCTTCACTTAATGAAAATATTGCAGCATCCACTTGATTTACTCCTGTACCAAATTGTACAATCGGTACATATCTTAAACTTTGTCCAATTACATCAACTGAGTCAGGTACGTTTGGTTCAGTATTTTGATAAATAACATTAACAGGAGTGTATTCATTCTTTAATAAACCACTTTGATTTCTCTGTGATGTGTAAAATGCATCTTGTATTGTTACGTGATTATTTGTAAGACCTACAACAGCTCCACTTTGTGTATGTTTAACTAAACAACCTATTGTTCCTCTAGCTGGATATTTATTAGATGTTGTTATAGATAGAGCTCCTTTAATAGGTCTTGTGTAAGTTCTATTAGGAATAGAACTTGGACCATTATCTTCACCACATCCAACATTACAAACAAGTGAATTCACAGCAAAGATTTCAACTATATCTGTTTTTATTAAATCTTCACCTATTTTAATTTCAGAAGGAATTATTTCTTCTGGAGACAAATCAACAATATTCTTTTTTTCTTTTAATTGATAAATTATTGCTGAGTCTCCTGTAGCTTCTCCATTTGAAATCTTGGGACCATATCCAATAGATATAACATCAGGATATAAATTCCTTAACTCATCTATCTTATTTAATATTTCGTTAGTTAATTGCATATTGTTTTTATTATGGAGTTATTCCTTCAAAATATGTAAACACTGTATTCACACCTGCTATTGTTGTAGTTGTTGTAGTTGTAGGAGGAAAAAGTGTAGTGGTTGATGTAGTTACTACAGGATTATCAAAACATCCTAATGATACAGGACCACCAAATCCACAATTTGTACCTGATAACGTTATCTCAGTAAAGTCAGAAGGTGCTGTTATAACAAATTCACCACTACCACCACCGCCACTAGCTAATCCTGTAATTATATCATTACCTGAAACAGTCATAAGACAAGCAGTATTGATTGAAATACTTGGTGTACCAGAATTTGTTGTAAATCTAAAATCATCACCAAAATCACAAATTGATATCCTAAAAGGAACATTATTAACTGGTGTTGGGAATGTTAATGTATAATTATATGCTGGAGTGTCTAATGAACAAGTTCCATTTTTTCCATAAAATACTACTGTATTTTCTGCCATATACATACCAGTACAATTTGTAATATATCCAACACCACTAGGTTGTCCAAGCATACCAAAGAAGTTAGTACTGCTAGCTTGAACAGTCATTCCTGAATAATTAAAACTAATTGGACCAATATAAGGTCCTGAAGAACCATCTCTAAGTACGGGTAATGCTGTAGGAGTACAATTAGGTGCGTATGATATTAAATCTATATTTGAACAACCTGTTGATGCCCAAAAAGTTTGTGTATCAGAATATCCTAAACCTGAAGTTAATAAAGAAATACCATAAGTTGCATTTTGATCTATTTGATAAAAATTAGAAGTTT